CCTTAAAAAATAAGGCAAATTTTTTTGTGAGTTATGTATTAAATATCCAAAAATGGATGGAAGCATCATTAACCCTATTTATTATAGCTTTTTCTTATCATCAGATTTATATGCATTTCTCAAATGCACCAAAAAGAGTTGACACTTCAAATAGTATTATTTATAATATGGATGTAGCTACTTTAAATGATCCTTACTCAAAGGATTCCATACAGTTAACGAATATAAAAAAGTGCGTACAGATGCAGGATGCAGATATGATGATTGTCATCTATAATGATCAATCAGATATTGGTATTATTAAGAGTGAATTTCTTATATTTGATTCGTCATTTGAAATACAATATGTTAATGACAACCAATTAGAACCTGATGATATTAAAATATTAGTATATAAAAAGGAGTATTCGTAATGAAAAAGCATATTCTGTCGAATTATTTAAAGCAAGTAAAAAAGTTAGTAATTCCTTCTAAGGATGATACTATTGTTACAGAATCGATGGAAACGAGTGATATAGATGAATTTAGATATGATAGAGGAGAGTATGTTCATGATTCTGATGGGACTCTGACTCATTCTATTGAAACGTCAGATCCAGACGAATTTAAATTAGATATAACAGGCGAAACAAGATCAATTGAAACATCGGATCCAGATAATTTCTTTATTCTTGACAACTCCTACTATGATAACACGCAAACAACATTTAGTGTAGAGCAAGGAGATATGGATGAATTTGCTTTGCTGTAAGAAATACGATTAGGGCATAGAATTTTTGATCAGTAGAAAAGTGTCAAAATTGCTCATTTTACCCAGTTGACGCACTAATATGGTTGTCATAGTGACATCAATATCAGGCTTTCAAGGCACGTTGAGTGCGTGGTATTGATGTCAAGGAAGCAAGGATAATAGATGAAAAAGTGCTGATTTTTCGGCACTTTTTTCTTTTTGGAGAATATTTGAAAAGTAGCTGAGATGCCCTTTTTCTGTATGCGGGAACAAGTCAGGATAAGATCAGAAATACACAAAATTGAAATTGACACAACGCATACAAGCCAAGAGCGTATCAGGGAACAAATCCAGAACCATAAAAAATGCCATGCTGGGAAAGCACATCTTCTCAGCATGGCATTTTGTT